TTAACTGTCTTGGCTTGTTTTCTAGGAATGTTTGCCATATCTGCAACCATTTGATGAAAGTCGGCATTGCCTTCATGATACATTTTTACAACGTCATCTATTTGTGGGTGTCGATCTACACCTGTCAAGGTGGCACAGTAATGAACTAACCATCTTGGTTCTTGTGATGCATAATCAAAGGAACCCCATTTGTGGCCCTCCTCCGGGATAAACAAACCACGAATTAATTTCTTGATCTCAGGATCTCGTGCAGGAATCTGTTGCAAATTGGGGTTGCTTGAACTAAATCGTCCTGTTACAGTTCCTCCACCATCAGATCTTAGGGAGTGAAAGTCACAATGTATTCTACCATTATGAGAGTGTTGAAGAATTGTATCAACAAATGTCGTATTAGCTTTATTTATTTCTCTAATTTTTATAATCTTTTGTGCAATTGGATGAGTGTTATTAGCAAGAAATTGTTTTGTAAACATGGGTGCCCCGGACTTTTCTGTGCGAGAATAAGAAAGTCCCACAGCATCAAAGACCTTTGCTACAGATGTGGCGACCCAAGGTTCAACCGTAACACCTGTTTCCTTGACTATCTCTTGTACAAGTGATTCCTCTATCTTAGTTAGTTTTTTCTTTGTGTCGTGAGCTTTCTCAACATCAACACGAACACCCTTTGTTTTCATTTCAAACAACACGGGAAGTAGATCAATTTCTAATTCAAAAATACTTGAGCATTCTTGTTGAGTTATTTTCTTTCTTAAATTTTCCCAAAGTTTTAAAGTTATCAAAGCATCTTGCTCGGCATACTTACCTACATATCTAGGAGGTAGTTGCCACATACCAGACTTGGCATCAACACCAAACTCTTCTGCAGCAGACTTTAATAATTTTTCGTCTTTAAATTCTCCCAAGTAATCTCTAGCAAGTGAGTTAAGATTATACCATTTTCTATTCTCATCTAGTAAAGGAGCGGCAATCATAGTGTCTATGATTTTACCTTTAACTTCTATACCCTCGGCTCGAAGCCATCCTAAATCATACAAAGCATTATGAAATACTTTTGATATTTTTTCGTCTGCACAAAGTTTTGTTAGCCAACTGTATACGGCATTCTTTGGCATGTTACCAACCTTGTGTCCCGTAGGAAAATACCAAGCACTATCTCCAGCACCAACTGCTATACCTATTATATATCCATCTTTCCTAGTCCACCCAGGCCCAAGAGTTAAAAGGTTTGAGTCTTTTGTTTCTAAGTCAATAGATACAGTTGTATGTTGTGATAGATCTGGAAGTGTTTGAGGTGGTTCCCAATCAGAATCTACATTCCCCCAGGAAACATCTTTAATATCTTGATCTAGTAAATGATATTGATCATGTTTTGTCATTTATAATTTCTCCACCTAAAGCTGCATAGCCTATAACGTCTAACCACGAATCGTCTTTTGAAATGTCTTCAGCGAGACGAGCCACTTTGACACCTATCATACAAGCCACCACTTCCTCTGGAGTTATTTTTGCACCATTTAATTTTTTATCTAATAGTATAGTCCATATATCGGCTATACGTTGATGGTTCTTTTTAGCAGGTCCATACTCCTTGGCTCTCTGTCCATTGATTAGTTTCTCTGCTTCTTTTAAAAAAAATTCTCTATCTTTGTTAGCAAACTGTTTTATTTGTTTCAGATTGTCTTTTAGTTCTTTTGATATTGTCATATGTTAAACCTATGTAATGCTGTTGATTCGATTAAGTGCAATGTTTTTTTAGCACGAGTTGCTCCCACATAGAAAGTTCTAATCTCAGAATCTTGATCTAAGCTTTCAACACAGGCCTTGGTTGAGTCAAGTAGTAGAGCTACGTTATCCGCCTCTCCACCTTTGGCTTTGTGAATTGTCGATATCCGAATCCTCGGAGTCCCCGTCAGTATCCTCTCCCCTCGTCTCCTCACTGACATTATGTATGCCACTTCGTGATCCGAGACTTTCAAGACTTTTTGCCAAGGAGTCTCGTGTGTAGCGTTCAAACTGCAACTCTCTAAAATATCGTCTAGAGTATAAGTTCGTTCTGCATCTAAGGATGATAGTGCCTTTCTCCCAGATTTGGAAATAATATTCGGGTTCAATATTTTTGCAAAGCTCTTTAGTTCTGTTGACGACAAGTTTTTGTTTTTGCATAGTTTAAGCCATACCTCTATTCCGTTAATAACATTAGGGGAAATAGACCAACCAGTGCCTTCTCTCCAATAGAGATACCCGTCCTCTTTAAGACGATTACAGACTTTATTTGTAATGTAATTAGTTCTCGCAAGTACCAACCATTCGCCACTAGTTAAATCTACATCAAGTATATCTCGATGCCATGTTATGGTGCCATCTTTTTTGGCGGGTTGCCATACTTTTGATTGTCTGGTAGCTACTTTTTTTATCAGGTCTTGTGTAAATTTGTGAATGGTACTCGGTACACGGAACGATTGTGTTAAAAATAATTTATCGTCACATGCATTTAAGAAGTCATCAACCTTTACACCCATCCAAGTGTATATAGCTTGATCATCATCTCCAGCGTAGTAAACCTTTTTTGAATTAGGCACTAATACTTCTTTAACCATCTTCCATTGCAGAGGTGCTAAATCTTGTGCCTCATCTATTATAAGTAAATCAAACTTAGGAGACGTTCCTTGTGCCACAAATTTTTCAATCATATCAACGAAGTCTAATTTGTTTTTAGCTTCTTTATAATCACGATAAGCTTTGTCTAAGTTTTTTAACTCTTGCCAATGTAATCTGTGATCCCAAGTATCATTAAACTGTTGCTCCAAAGATACTTCTCTAACACGAGCCATCTGTATAATGGACATATACTTATCTCCACCAGCTCCTATTTGAAACAAAGGTCCCTCTTCTAAACTAATAGTCGGAGCCGATCTAAACTCTAATCCTACAAGCTTACCAAGATCATTATAGTCAGAACCTTTAAACACTCTTTTACTTTCTAAACCTAACCATGTGAAAGCAAGTGAATGTAATGTTCTAAAGTAAAGCATTTGTTTTACATCTAGACCAAGTTCAATAGCCGATCTATCTCTGGCTTCAGTCGCAGCCTTACGGCTAAAGGACATGAAAGCTATCTTAGTAGGATCCATTCCATCTTGTATTGATTTCTTAATTATATCAATTAAGGTTGTTGTTTTTCCCGTGCCCGGGGGTCCAAAAATTACTGTTTCCATTAACTATCCCAATCGAAATTTATTGATTCAGTTCTAGTATCTATGTAATCTTTAACCATTCCTATATTTCTAACCATCTCTTGATAATAAACTAATTCAGTTCTTTCTTTTTTTGTCATAGCTCCAGGAAGTTTTCTCATGGCTCTTTCTGCCGTTTTAAAATATTTTAAATAATCATTTAAAACCTCAACACAAATATCGTTCATCAACTTTGTGTCTGCTCTTACATCACTTTCCACTACACATTCCTTTCGCATATATTCGTACTGCCTTGGGATGAATCTTCCAAGCTTCTTCAACAACATAATCCTCTATTAATTTTTTATCAGTCATACATTCTTCATAATTTTTAAAGATAACCCCAGGACTATAAAAATTACATATTGACTTACCACCATCAATTCTAGGTGCTTCAACCAATACAATACAAAAAGCTATTAATACTTCCATTAGAACGGTGCCTCCCCCGATTCTATTTTCACGGGTTCAATTTCTATTTCTGATACGAATTCTGGGATACTCCAGACACGAATTGTTTTTGAATTTCCCGTTGATGTTTTAAATCTTTTTACAATAGAACTATCGCCACTATTTATTTCTTTTAATCTTTCTTGCACTTGTCCTCTTGTATAAACATCAAACTTTTTCTGTCTCATAAACTCCATCAAAGATTCAAGTCTAAAGTAAGTCTTACTCTCTTCTGCCTCGGTGTATGGTTTACCTAACATGATCTCTTCAAAAGTTTGTGCTTGTACTCGCCCCGTACAATAAGTTTCTAACAAAGATACAAATTGTCCTTTGTATGTAAGTTCCTCGGGTACATTTATTTCATTACAATTTTCTAATAAACCATTGATCTGTTCTTCCCATAGATTGTCCTTTAACTTTGGGGGCATGAAATTTAATTGCTCCATACATGCTCTTTGAAATAGTCTTGGAGTTTGTAGTTCATCTGTTGTTAACTCAAGTCTTCTCCCACCTATATCCACGAACCATAGTCTTGGCTCCGATAAGATGACAGATAGTCCACTAATTGTAGGCATAGAACCAACACCAATACCATGCTTTAAAGTTCTACATACTCCTTGATTACAATGAGAAGACATAGGTTCTTCTTTACATAAATACTGATATTCTTTTTTTTCTAGTGTGTTTTGTATTGCTACAACTTCTGATGCCGTAAGAGGTGGTGTAAAATCTTTTGCATTATGTTCTTCTAATTTAGATTTCCAATCTTCGGGAAAAGCTTTTTGTAAGAAAACACCAAGGTGGAAGGCAGCTCGGTTTCTCCCCCCTTCGAATATACCTATTGCCATTAATGAACGTAAGCACGGAACATAATTAGGATATAATTCGACTGCCCCACCAATTGGTATCTGTAAAAAATCTTTTGGTACTATCTTTACCTTTTGTATCTCTTCGATAAATTGTGACAACGATGCCTCGACATAAGATCCTTCTCTTCGGATGATCGCATATCTGAAAGTTTGCTCTGAATCAAAATACGGTAAATTAATAAAGTTACCAACATCACCCCTTTCGACAAGAACCTGTTCTTGTTTCGGGAATATTTCGCACCTGCCATGACCAAGTGCAGCAGAAATTTCTGCAGCCTTGTCTCTGAAATCTCCTGCATTCATCCACTCCTTAAAGAAAAAGAATATATGTGCACCACCAGATTTACTACGGCACACGATACACGGAACATTGAACTTTTCTAATTTATCTATTAATTCATTATGATCAAGAGGATATTGATCTATATCTAAAGCACCA